GTTGTGAATATTTACTGTTTGTTTCTCAACTTTAAATAATTTTTCTAATTTGTCCGAAATCGGCTTATTAGAAATAGCCCTAAATTTTCCGCTATCGTTGTATGTTAGACTATTGTCTTCGACACATTCGTAGTAAAATTTTGTAACGTTGTCAAAATAACATTTTCCTTTAGCTTTATCCCCTATGTCTTGAATGTTTCCACCAAATTCTAATCCCATTATTTCATTCAACCTTGAATCAACGTTTATCACAACAAATTGACTTCCGTTATATGTTAATTCATAAGTTTTATTCGGTTTAAAATCACCTGCTTCTATTTGTTTTAAGTTTCCGTTGTATTCCTTCAACAACGTGTAATCGTTATTATTCAGCCTTAATTTTGTTGTCGGATTAGTATTTTTAGAATCAACGTTTATTCTTAATTTTAAATCATTGTTCACCCCAAACTCATTTAATCCGTCTAAATTACAGACATAATAATCTATATTCAAATTCGTTGTTTTATTTGCTTGTAAAGTGTGTACATTCCCAAGTTGTAAGCCATCATAAATTTCTTCCGTTTCAGGTGTTCCGTTTTCTCTAATGTTCCCAAACGCTGGGACGATACTTTTTATTTTATTGTTCCCTCTGTTAGTTTCTTCTACTTCGTAATGTGTAGGAAACTCAACTTGTTGTGCCTTAAATTTTGTTAATTTTGCCATTTTCCCTCCTATTTCAAATTAATAATATTGTCTTCTCCTAAATCAAATTGCCCTAGCTTATTGCGACCAAATCGACCAAATCGTGAATAAGCAAAGTTACAAACTGGGTTTCTTTTGGCTTCATTTTTAATTACATTTTGACCTAATGTTTTTCTTCCAAATCTCATTCCAACTACATAATTATCCAAGCATTTGTGTGTATTTACTTTTACACCGCCACCAACAATGCTACCTAAATCCAATTCATCAATTAGTGAATAATCATATTCTTTATTACTTATAAATTTAACGTCATATAAAGCTGGTTCATCATCTGTATTTACATTAATTGTTGGCGTTAATCCAGTAAACATTTCTCCAATATTACTGATAGTTTCGAGGTTAGGAACTAATTTATACTTTCTCATTGCTAATTTGATTCTGTTTCTATATCTGTCATCAGTCTGTCCATTCCTCGAAACATCAAATTTTTCTCCTAAATCATTCAAAAATTCTCCGTTTGCATAATCTACTAAATGTTGTTTTTCAATTAAATTATAAACTCTGTCAACTTCATCAAATAATTTAGATACTGCTTTGTAAAAAGACTTTACATCGTCATTCTTTTTAAGCCACCACGGACATTTTGACATTAGATAATCAAAATTACTCTGCATATTCCGCCACCTCGTTAAATCCTAACTCTAATACCTTTTTAAAGCTACCAGTCGTTTCATTTTTAAATTTAAAAGAAACATCTATATTAAGCAATCTGTCGGCTGAATAAATCTGTCTAATATACTCGCTTTCACACCGATATGATGTAATATAATCGCCAACCTCTACACTTTTTAAATACTCTTTTACAATACCTTTTAAATTATCTAATAAAATATTAGTACCTTTTGCTGCTGTAAAATCAATATTTACTTCTATTTCTCGTTTTTGTGGTCTGTAAAACTTAATTTCTCTGTCTATTCCTTGGTTGTCTTTAACTGTTACAACTGTATCTCCATTCATTTGTATAGCCTGATCTTTTTTTTTCCATATTGCTTTTGCTATATCCTCATTTCTTCCGCCGTCTACAATTAAAACAATCGACTTTGGTTCTAGCCCCTTGCTGTCAACTGTCATCGTTTTATTTTCGTCAGCATAAACAGATTTAACACCTTCCTGTTTTAATACTTCCGCTCTAATTCCGTCCAAATTCCATTCACTTTCATTACGACTTAAAAACCAACGTTCTATATATTCGTTATCGCTTTCTTGCCCCTGTCCACCAGCTGCGATCTCATTTTGCTTAAAATCATAAACACCATTTATAACTTTGATTAGTTTAATAATACTTCCCACTTCTTTGTTACCTTGTTCACCTGCAGTATCACAAACAAACTCAAAAGTAGTTTTATTGTTCAGTGTTCCACTTTCGTTAAGTGTGTATCTCGTCCCATCATTTGCCTCAAGAATTACATCACCTTTTTCAAGATCTACATTAAGTCCACCAATTAATTCAATTTTGACAGTTGCATGACTTTCTTGCTTTCTCTTAAAAAAGAAAGGACTATTTGCTAAGTGCTCATCTATTTCAATGCCTTCACAATTAAGCAAGTTCATTTTGTCAGCTTGAATCTGTTGCCGTTCCATTTTTTCTCTCAAAAGCCTAGCGACTGGATACATCAGCATATACCAAGCACTCCGCTTATCGTTAGAATAATCAGCTTTTAATAATGTTTTTAATTCATTATTCAAAATATTCATATTGTCCTGAACCGTATTAACTTTTATTCTCGCCAACCTATCCCAACTCCTTTCATTAAAGTTTTTTCGTTGTCATTAAAAACGATACCGATATCAACTTTTAAATGCCTGTTCTCGTACTCATATACTTCAACATAGCATCTACTTAAATAGTCTCTAAAATTATTCAATATCTTATCTCTAATATGCTCTAACACTTCATTTTCATTTCCATGAGTTCCAAACAACTTTTCAAAATTCAATCCATATTTAGTGTCGTATTCGAGTTCTCCCTCACGAACATGTAACATTAAAACAATTTGTTGTATTACTTCAAAATATTTTTCTTTCACTTTAAAAAATTGCACATCACCATTTTCAATATACAATTCGCCAGTCGCATTATTCAATTTAACGTCCATAAACCACACTCCTTTACGGATGAATATAAGGAACTCCGCCCTTGCTTGTTCCACTCTCTGTATCAACTGTTTTTGCTTTCACTTCTCCACTCTCTATGTTCCCAGTTTTGATGTCGCCTTCCATTTTAATATTTCCATTTATTTCTATTGAGCTTGGTTCTGTGTCAGGGTTTACATCAGTCGGGATATAAAAAGGCAAAGCAATAGCATTTGTAAGATTATGCCTTTTATTTGTGTTTGCCGTTGTTCTTTCCTTTGTAATATATCCGCTAGCGTCTCGGCTCAAAATCAAAATTGGGACTACATCACCAACTTTAAATTTAACTTTAAAATTAATTTCTTTGTTCCCCAACTGGCACATTGGAACATGCAAAATAGGCGGCAATTTAACATCTTGAAACTCTGCCATTGGCTCAACATCCACAAATCCATTTCCATGCACTTTTGTTATTTTAGCAATTAAAGATGTATCTATTTTCCCAAGCATTGCTTTCACATATTCTTCCATCATTTTCTTCTACCTTTTCCTTTACTTCTCTTAACTTGAGTAACTTTTCCTTTTTTATTTTCTTCTTTTTCAATCTTTTTAATTTCAGCATTATTTTTCTTAACATCCGAATCGTTATTAATTACTCTTACCTTTAAAGTCATTTTGAAATCACTAATATCACTAATCTCAACAATTTGACACATTGTTGAGATTTCGTTACTTATTAATTCGATTAAATCACCTTTTTTTAAATAATAAATTAATAAACATTTGACTTCATAATCGTATTTCAATTCTTCTTTTTTTTCTTTTTTATCAGACTTTTTTGTTTGAGTGTTATTTTTCGAGTCCTTAGCTACACTTTTATTATTTTTTTGATTTTTTACTTGCTTTTTTTGTTGCTGTTTTGCCACTTTTTTTCCCACCTTTTGATGTTTTTTTACTTCCTTTTTTGCCTTTACTTTCCTTCGTTTTTTCCACTTTGTAACTAATTTCTTCAACATTTTGTGGCTTAGGCTCTTCTAAAAGTCCACTTTGATAGCTTAATTTGATAACTTTTTCAGTATTAATTTCGTTGTGATATATATAAATAAAATCATTTTTCGTTGTCATTTGACTATCACAATCTTTTACGATTTGACCTATTTCATACAATCCACTGCCTAATATACTTTCTCCAATGCTATAAACTTTATCATTCTTTAGTTCACATTGTTTAACAGTAAAACCACATTTACTCGCTAGATCATTAATAATTGTACTTGCTGTTGTGTTTGGAGCATAAGCAGCACTTACTAACTTTTTAAAATCCGTAGGAACCTCACGGCATTTTAATTTTAAAGTTCCTTTTTCCATTTCTTTTCTTGTAATAATTCCGCTCGCTACTTCACCAATATCCGATCCATATCCAGCTACAAGTCTAATGCTATTTTTTAATTTGATTTTAGCTACTGTTGTATTCGTTAAACCCTTAATTTCTATATCGAACTCGTTTGGTTCCTCGTTCACGGATTTGTAAGTCCATTTTATTTCTACACCATTTATCACAGTCGAATCGGTTACTCCAAAATCTTTCGGAAAAATAAAATTTAAAACTCCATCATCTGTTTCAATCTTTATCTCTGTTTTTTCTAAAAATAGTTTATTAAACATTTTCCTCTCCTGATTCAAATATATCAAAATATTCTAAAAAAATAGTTTCACAGAAATTCTCAAAAGTGATCGGGACTTCTTTTTTGTCAAAGCTAAGTGGCACAATATAACAATTTAAAAATTCATTATTAATGTTGTTATTTTCATCTTTCGCTATAAACCAGCCGAGTGGACGCCCATATACAAGTTTTTCATTTTCCAACAGCATTGTGCCGTCTTCATTCATAACATCAATATAAATACGATTATTACTTTTAAAATGTTTTATTCTTAACAAATATACCTCACTTCCACTTTTAAAAGTAAAAACATAAGGTATTTTATTTTTATCTATTTCTATTCTCATTTTAAAAACCCCTTGTATTCAATATTACTTGTTTTTGTTCCAGCAATTCCTGTTTTTTGTTCCTCTCTTAATGTTGTCAGTTCTGTTCCTAATATGTCACCCTTTCTCATTAAATAAGCAAATTCCAGTACTTCAAAATCAATTTCAAATTCTAATGCTGATTGTGTTTTGTAACTTCTTGAAACTTTAGTGATAATCATATCCTCTATTGTTTCAACTGTGGAAATAGTACATAACGTTTTCTTTTGCCACAATTCTACAATTTGCTCGTAAATACTCTCAGCATTTTTAGTAACTAAATCGCTTAAAATGACAGAAATACTATATTTTCTGTTACTGTGCGAAACATTACTACTTATTAGTGTGTTATCTCTATCTTCTAACGAATGTGTTTTAACATTGCTACTTCTTTCGTCACTTTTAATCTGTACCCATTCGAGTGCTATATCATTAATCTTACATCTTTCAGCTTCCTCAAAAAGTGTGAATCCAAATCTGTCTCCAAAAAACTTGTTTATCTCAGAAGAGTAAGCTAGAGCGACACCGTAAACAGTTGCCCCAGCTGTTCCTAAAAAACTATCCAGTCCCATGCTAAAACCTGTGCTCTTAACTTTTTTATAAGCTGCATTGCCAAAAACATTGCCTTTTATTTTTTCTTTTGTCGCATTCAAACTGCTAAAATCCATCGCCTAACCTCCCATCGCTATGAATTTCTCTTCAAAAAATCTTCTCATTATTTCTTCTACTTTTCTAACTAAATCCTTGCTATCTCCGACAGAATTTTCAATAACAACTGTCGGAGAAAATGTATATTGGTTATTTCCACCATTGCTTTTCCCTGAAGATGAAGAGCTAGAATTCTTATTAATTAATGATTTTGATGAACCACCAAATTGGTCTCTCATCATCCTTCTAGTTGATTCTGCCGTAGATATTCTTGTACCTTGAGGTAAATTCATAGTCATTTCTTCGTTAGCCAAAAATTGTTGACCGCTTGGCAACCTAATCATTTCCGCTCCTTTTTCTGCAACAGTAACTGGTCCACCTTCCCAAGATTTATCCCCTATATATCTACCTTTTCCACCACCTAAGAACCCTAACCAAGACGGCGGTTTTACTTTAAACATTCCAGCGATTTTACCAGCGATTTCGCTTACTTTTCCAGCCAATCCGTCAAAAAATCCTTTGATTGCATTAATTACACCTTGTGCAATACTTTTTGCCTTGTTGAATCCTTGAGTAAAAAATGTAGCAATTTTATTTACCACTGCACCAATCGAATTAATAACTCCTGAAATAACAGCCAATACTGCTCCCATAATACTAGCAACTACACCTATTATTGCTGAGAACACTCCAACTACAACTCCTACAATTCCAGCAAATACACCGATTACAACTTGAGCGACTGGAACTATTGCCGATATTAATACTGCTCCTATTTGCAAGATAATACCAATTACTGGAATCAAAGCAGTACCAATTTGAACTGCTAAATTAACAATTACTGCAAATATTTGCATTATTGGCGCAAGCGCTGGAGTAAGCATAGATACAACCTGCATAATCTGTCCGAAAGCCATTGCAAACATATTTCCTATGCTCCCAAAATCGATATTAGAAAATAATGTCATAACAGCATTGCCTATATCACTAAATATCTGCCCTATCTGTCCAAAATTAATACCACTAAGCATTTGACCAAACACTCCTGCAACTTGCCCGGCTAAACTAATAATCGTATTTAATCCGTTAGCAATCCCATTCACAAGTCCATCTCCGCTAATTCTGCTAAATGCTTGCGATAAGGTTTGACCTATGCCTTTTAAAGGCTCTAACAGCGGAGCAAAGTTTAATTTACCAAAAATACTAATTATTCCATCCAATGCACCATCAGCCATTGTTGCCATTCCCGAAAAAGCCTGCTGCACACTTTGAGCCATTTTCTGCCCAGCAGGAGTATTCAACAACTGATTTACTTTAGTAAGTAGTCCATCCATAGCTTGTTGCCCTGCATTTTGAGCTTGTTGCCAAACTTTCCCGAATGTTAATGGCATTTGCTTATATTTTGATTCTATATCGTTGGCGCTTCCTAACACTGCATTTTTGATTACATCTGAAGTAATTTTACCTTCAGAGCCTAACTTTTTAAGTTCTCCCATTGAAACTCCCATTGACTCTGCTATTTTTTGAGCTAAAATTGGAGCATTTTCCATTACAGACCTAAACTCATCACCTTGTAATTTTCCAGAAGTCATTGCCTGATTTAACTGAAACATTGCTGACTTCGCTTCTTCAGCCGATGTACCCGATACTTTGAACGCTTTATCCAATGTACTTGTAAATTTGACTGCTTCATTGTCGTTAAACAATCCGTTAGTAAGCATTTTAAGTTTAGCGATTGAATCTAGTTGCGCCCCATAATCTGCCCCGCTGCTTTGAGCCGCTGCGAAGGTTTTTTGTTTTAATCCACCAACATCATTAGTGACCATCTTAAGCCTAGAATTTCTTAACGAATTTTCATCGGAAGCCTTTGCTAATCCTGCAAAGCTAAGTCCACCAGCAATACCAGCAACTGCTCCTAATTTACCAAGTAATCCACCTAATTTGCCTATTATTCCTGTTATTTTACTTCCAATTCCTTTTAATGCTGAACCAAATTTTTTTAAATTGTCTACAGAAAAAGAACTTTTTATTTTAGATCCTAAACTTTTAAAAGTTGTGCCAAGTATATTTCCAGAACTCAAAATGCCATTCATTTTGTCCCTGAATTTATCAAAACTACTTCCTATTTTACTTCCAACAAACGGTATTTTTTCAAGCTTATTCACTAATCCGTTTAATCCGTTAGAATTAATCATTTTACTTCCTAATCTTGATAAAATACTATCAACTTTGCTTGTCGTTGGTATTAAACTAGCCATTTTAGCCTTTAGTTTCTCTAATCCAGAGCCACCAACTTTGTTTCCAATTTTCGATATTTTTTCTTCTACTTTTGCAGCAGCAGGCAATATAGATTGCATTTTAGATTTTAGTTTATTCAAAGGACTATCTTCGGCTTTAACACTCAACAATATTTCTAATTTATTTCCGCCAGCCATTTTATCCCTCCTTTTCCTCAAAATCCATTATCGCTCTACACCATTGAAAGAACCTAACATTACTCATATCAAGAACAACATTAGGGTCTTTTATTTTCCTTTTTACAATAAACTCCCATTTCATTTTAATCATTGGGTCATTGTATTGTTCCTCTGCTATTTCAAGGTCATGTTCAATTTTCTTTTCTTGTTCTCCTTGAACTTACCCATATAATCTATAATAGCCGCAATTATTTCAAATAATGCCTCTTCATCGTATTCAAAAAAGTTGATTTTTCTAGCTTCATTTGGCTTTTCAACCATTTTTGGCAATACAGTTACTGCAAATACTGTGACATCTTTATCTGTCAAAAATTTTGTTAAAGCATTTGTGTAAATTTGATAATTTTGCGGCTTAGTTAATCTAAAATCAAATTCCTTTAAAGTTCCTTCTGCGTCCACATATATCTCTTGCCCCTTAATATTTAATCTCCCTAGATTATCAATAAAAACATTGCTTTCTTGCTCTTTTTCTTCTATTTTTTCATTTTCTTTATTCGCCATTTTCTAATCCCTCCTATACGGTTTCTTTATATTTTGCACATTGAACTGTATATTCAATAGTGACATCTTTGGTATTATTCTTTCTTTCTCCACCTTTTTGAACTGATACGCCTTCACCGTTTCCGACAATTTTATTCATTCCCGAATTATCTATATATGTCAATGTTCCTAACACACCTTTTGGATTTGCATTACATTTTGTTAAAAATATATCATCATCAGAACCCTTGATAGTTGTAATTTTTATTTCTCTTTTTGTTACTCTTGTTTGTATTGTAATAACGTTTCCTTTTATGCCTGGATCACTTAATGTGTGTGAATCCTCTGTTGGATTATTTTCTATCTCAGTAGCTTCCTTAATTAAATATCCAATTCCTGCTCCTGGAAAATTTATAATTAAATCTACTTGACTTAAATCAGATGATTTTTCTAAAAAATTATTTCCCATTTTCTACCTCCCTATGCTGTTAATGGTTCGTCGTGCCAAACCAATACAACTTCAATTTTTTCTATTTCCGTGCTAATTGTGAAATCAATTTTTACATTTCTAAGTGTACGATTGATGTAATCGTCTACAGTCAATCCTGTCTGTGCCGAAGTGTCTTCAATACTTGGAACTGTAACCTTAAACAAGTATTCACCACTATTATTCTTAGCAACTGCTCCTTGTTTTCCCATTGCTAACATTACTCTATTCAATAATGCTTCAACTTTCGGAATACCTTCGCCATCCATTGTTGTATTCTTTTCTTCAATTAACATTCTAGCCAAATTAGTTTCAATATTATGCACAATCGCATCTATTTTAATTGTTTGGTCTGCATGCCTTACACCATCAGCACACCAAGAGCCGCTTGTTACAGCATTGTATCCAACGAAATTTCTAGTATAATTAATATTGCCTTCTTCGTTATCGCTTTCTTCTGTCAAAGTTTTAGCCGACGGATCTACTCCTAATATTCTTCTGTCACTCCAACGTCCATTAATTCCTTGAGCGAACGTATAAGCTGGTAACCCAAATATATCCAAGTTTCCACCTTCGGCTTTCCCTGCCATAAAGTATATTCTTACACTTTCTTTTAATTTGTTATTCTCGGCTGTCGAATTAGCCACAACTGCAAATTTAACATTTCTAGTTAGCCATTTAGCCAATGCCTTTGTAAATTCCTCGTCATAAAAATCTACAATCACACCGTAAAAATCGCCAGTTGGTAAACTATCTAAAAATTCTTCGTTCGGTGTTGCTTTACTTGCGCAATACCAAACATCTGGCTGAATTACATTTCCATCGCTATCCTCTTGTGACAAAAATGTTTCCACCCCTTTGTACATTTTAGAATCAGCCCCAAAATCTGTTTTAACATCATCTAATTTTGTGTATTTCTTATAAGATTTATCTGCTTCTTTAGTTATAAATAAGACTTTCCCAAAATCACCTAATAGCAAAGGTTTTGTTGGTCTTATTACCGTTACTTTTATTTTCTTAGCCATTCTCTACCTCCGTTTTCACTTCCACATCTTTTATTAAATCTCTTACTCTTTCGCTTGATTCTCGCCAGTTCATTTCTACATCAAAACTAAATCTGTAAATATATTGACTACTTTCAAGGAAAGTTAAATCTTTTATTTCTATTTCATCATCGCTTAGTCCAAATCCGTTCCTAACCAAGTCATGTCTTTTCTTAAATACTATAACCTCTAGCAATTCACTAGCCATTTCTTCTGCTCTTGCCTGTGTTGGTGCATAAAAATCAAATTGCAAATAAGCAATAACTAATCTTAAAGCCTTTTCCTTAATTTGTGTGTCTGTTGTTTCAATAGTTCTATATGCACTATATGCCGACTTATTAAGACTTATTGTGTGCATAACAGCACATTCTGCTGGCTTTTTAGCTACATAATTATCACGAATAACTTGGAAATTTACGAAACTGGCTAATAATTTTCTTAATGCTTCGTTTTTCATTCTTGCACCCTTTCAATATAATAAATTCTAAGTTCATCGTGTTTCATATAGTTCTTAGCCGTTGTCACAATATAGTTGTTTCCCTCAAATTCAATTGTATTTTTCAAGTCAATATCAATATAACAATATATCTTTTTACTATCCAAAGTTACTTGTATCCCTTGATCCACAAGCATACTTATGTCCTGCCTGTTAAGATTAAATACCGCTCCCTCAAAATCTATACTTTCATCAACTTCAACCGGTTCCGAATTAATCCATTCACTAGTTTTCTTTGATATTCTACATTTGCTAAAAAATCTTTTTGGAATAAATGTTTTGTGTGCCATTTTTATACACCTACAATCTCATAAGAAATAGAATTGTAAAGTGAGTGAGTATCCATAAGCGGTTTTGTCGAATTATTCCCCTTTTTTTCCCTTAATTTTATAGTTTTAGGATCTAATGCTGTAAAACCACCTTTATCAATCGTATCTTTTATTTTTTTAACCACAAAATTCCCTAAATTATTATAAGCCTCTTCTCCAGTTAGTTCTCCAGCAATTATTGATTCTAGTTGTGATTTCATATAATCTTTAATTTCTTTTTGGGCTTCGTCAGTTGCAACTGATGTTCTGAAAAACGGTCTTGCAGGTATACCTCTTTTTGTTCCGTATTCATTATACAAAGCATATTCCAAAACTGTTGTTCCTTCTGACTCATCACTTTCTTTGTCGCCATCATCGCCTAAAATACCTACTTTAACAGCGTGGGTTTGCAAATACTTCAGCTCTTTATCCAGCTTCTCTAATCCCTCTAATTCATATACAATTTCAGCCATATATCCGCCTCGCAATACTCTCAATTTTTTCTCTCTTGTTATTTGCAAAATCTACAAACGAATAAGAAATGTCATCAATCTTATAAGTCTTATACTTGCTAGCCTCTTCATCCATACTGTTAATAAAGTCATTTACAAGTATACATATTTCATATTTTAACCAATCAGGCAGTTCATCGTATCCAGCCTTATAAGTTATTTCAATTTCTTTTTCTTTTGCATTACAAGGACAATTCCTAAAATTAACAAACTCAATATAATTCCCACGACTTTTATATCTATCATTGAAATCAATGCCCACAATTTCAACAACTGGACGTTTATTCAAGTAAATTCGCTTATTATAATCATAATCCTCTGTAAGTGTTTCAACTTCTAATTTGTATCCAGTCGTATTCTCAATTTGACTAATTGCAACGCTAAGCAAGGTTTCAACCTTAGCCAATTCTTCATCAGCTAAGGTCTTGCCTGTTATCCCTTTATAGTCTTCAACAGTAATAAGCATTCAAAACCACCTCTATTTTACTTTTAACGGTTTAAAAGCATTTGGTCTTAACACTTTTCCTCCGATTCTTATTCTTGTATAAATTTCTGTAATTCCTTCATTTACTTTTCTGTTTGTTTCTTGTTCAAAATCATTCTTTATGTAGTATCCGTAACCTTTTTTGAAGTCACAGAATATTGCAGGGAATTTTCCAGTTGCTATATCATCTAAAAACTCATCAACAACCACTTCATAACCATTGAATACCATTGTTGCACCGTTATGGATTGTACTCCACAATTGTCTATCCGTTGTATCTTTCCATAATTTCATTTCTTCATACATTTTTAGAGAGACATAGTATTTGGCATTTTTTCTATATTGTTTTTTCATTCCTGTTTCAAGTTTCACCATATCTTCCCAAGTTACTTTTCCAGCTGTAGCAGATGTTACTGCATTGGCTTTTACATCAGCATTTGTCATAAACCCTTCAATAAACTGGTCTGCTGTTTCATTATATGTTCCATTTATTGTTAAATCACTTAACGTTATTCCAAAATCTTCTGCAACTGCTTCTTTAATTTCGCCAACTAAATCAGCAAACGCATCTTCCCTAGCTTCATCTGTCAATGGATATGGAACTTGTCTTTTCCCAGCTTTTATATCAATATATGTGTAACTTATTTCTCCACTTTGAGTATTTCCAATACCTTCTTTTACAGCTTGGTTTTTAGGAGTTATTTCATTTCTAATCGGTACTCTTCTGTAGGATTCCTTACCTGTATAAATTCTTGCATTAAACAAAAATGGAGAATTTTCTTTTATTTCCTTTAAAATTTCTCTTTCTAAGGCACTTGGAATTAATACGGCAACTTGTGTACTAGATATTGCTTTTGCAACCCTTAAATTTCCAGCTTCTCCAGTTCTTAGAAATTTTTGCAACGCTTCAGTTTCTTTTTTCTCTTCTATTTCAGGACTAGGCACACCTTTTTTCATAACTTCATCTAATGCTTTACCCATATTTTCAAGCTCTTCATTAGCCTTGTTGATTTTATCTTCCAACTCTCCATTCTTTTTCAATGCTGCTGCTAAATCTTCATTTGTTTTTTTTATGTCCTCTGTATTCTGTCTCAACCCTTTTTCAAAATCTTCAATATTTTTTGGCATATTATCATCTCCTTTATTTTTATTTATATTATTATCGCCTTTTACTGTTTCCACCGTTGCGTCTGGTACTGCTCCTTTTAACACAACGCTACCTTCCACAACTTCAATTTCTTTAATTATCCTAGCGTCAACCTCTCCCTTGTCGGTCTGTACTTTCCCATATTCCCTTTGCTTCAGAAATCCGCCAACTGACATTTCATAATTTGCTCCGTTTTTCATCATTGAATAAACTTTTTGAGCGTCCCGATTTATTACATTACCATTTTCATCTGTTGACAAATCAAGTTTAGCCGAGAATTTAAGGTTTCCAGTTTCATCTTGATAAACTTTCAAAGTTCCAATCTCTTTACTCCAGTCGTGCATATGCAGCAAGAAATAGGTCTTGTCCTTATCCACTTTATCAAGTGCTGTTTTATCGAAATAATCGCCATAGCTGTCGATAACGCTATGCGTTACCAATTGCCCTTCAATTATTCCTTTTTCCTCTGTGTCCTTTTTCAAAATCATTTCGACACTTTTTTGAAATTTATCCATATTACCTCCCTTATATTAATTCGCAATGGCAATTTATCAATTCTCCTACATCTGCTTCTAAGTCGTGCGGACACATCATTCCGTTAGAAAATGGCTTACTTGCGTCTTCAACCGTCACTTTGTCAAGATCTAAATGTGTCTGTCTGTCTGTTTTTCCACCTCCAACGTGCCACCACGTTTTTGGCAATCCTGCTTTTATAAGCCCTTCCAAATAAGTCATTGTTGCAGTAGTAGCCGTCTCGGTTCTTGCTATTATCATTGCTCTTTTTTCTTCCATATCTTTTACTTTTTTCGTTATATTCTTAGCAATATCACGAATATTAAGCCCTTTTTCTTGTCCTGAAACAATAACTTTGTTTAATATTTTCTTTGTTGTATCTTTTATATTAGCTACTTTTTCAGCAATCACTTTTTTTCCAAACATTTTCAAAGTTTTATTCTTTACAGCTGGAATTAATTTTTCATCAATGCCACGATGTGTAATTAAAAAATTCGATGTTTCACTTACTGTTTCGAGTATTCCTTTTTTTAATTCATCGAATAATTGACTGCTAAACGTTTCCCAAGCGAATTCGCTCAAAAACATCTGCTCATTTACATCAATTTCTCCACGCAATTGTTTAAAAACAAGTCTTAATCTATTAAATTGCTTTAATATCAACCTGTTTCGCATTTTCAATTGCCTTTTTGCCAATATCTTTTTTTGTGAGTTAGTCAACTTAACTTTCTTCGTTTTCCGCTTCTTCTTTGTCATCGTCTTCCTCCTCAACTGGTTTTACATCTTCGTATATTTCTTTTAATGGTGTCATTGATGTGCTGATTAAAATATCATCTCCATTTTCAATTGGCGGATATTCAAGCTCTGCTCTCTTCTCATTTATCGTTAAATAACTAAGATTATTAAGCATTGTCATTTTCTCTTTTCTGTCTTCTTTGAGTACTCCAATTGTACTTGTGTCAAAATCAATGTATTCATTATTTTCTAGCTTATCTTTCATAATATTATTAAGATACTCGGCTATTTGTTCGACAAGTGGCAATATGTTCTCTGTATACAAATCTTTTTTAGCCTCTTTGTAGTTACTAAATTTACTGTTAGTTCTGTCTCCAATTAGAATACTGGGTACATTCATAACAGCGGCAGTTGTGTTCCTTATTTCATCCATAGCATTAAGAAAATCAAAATCCTGCGGTGAAAAGTCAGCCTCTTTTATTTCGGCACCTTCTCCGTCCAAAATAAGTGCTTTCCCTACATTCTTAGAGCCGCTATTCTGCTCTATTTCATTCTTAATTTCTTTTTTCTTAAAAGCGTTCAGGAACTTTTTAACAACGATTATAAGATTTCTCTTGCCACCGTTTTTTAATATGCTGTTGTTCCACTGCATTATGTAACACCAGTAATTATGTAAAGCGGTTAATGACTGCACCTTACTTATTCCTCGACCTGCTCCAGCGATATTATCGTAAATATTTACACCTTTTATGTAGTGAAACATCTTTAGATCTTCGCCTTTGTACTCTTTGCCATTTACTCTTATTGATTTGATACCATTCAATACATTTTGATTGTCATATTCGATATAATAAGAACCTTTTTTTAATAAAATTAGTTCAGCTTTTGTATACAAATCAATTCTCATTACAAGCAACTCGCCAAACAAGATGTAATATAAAGCAAAATAATTAATAAACTGGTCTGTGTTGAGCAAAGAATTAGGATTTTGCAATGTATTTAACACATAGCTACTTTTAACATCTCTAACATTATCCCCATATCCTTTTTTATATGTTCCCCATTTTAAATTATTTATTGCTTCATTTATTCTTGTAATAGCTGAACTTGTAAAAGGATTCTTATACAACTGGCTCAAAAACTTTTCAGGGTCTTCATCTTCGAGCGTATAACCATTTATAAATTCAGATAACGTAACTGGTGACCTAGTGCTCCAAAATCCTTTTGAAAAAATATTAAGTCTCATCCCCCACCTCCTCTTTGTAATAATGTTTATTTAATATATACGGTGTATAATCACTTAGTGCATATTTAATAGCGTCAAAACTGTGTGGGTCAATATTAAATGGCTTTTGTGTCTTAGGATTTTTAGCAATCAATCCGTCTTTATTAAAAAACCACTTCATTTCTGTTAGTTCTCTATATGTGTTAGGACACACGTTTTTATCAATAAATATGTTTCTAAATGATTGTATCTTTTTAACTCCAGCTTTACTTATATCGCTTGTCTTTTTAACTGGATTAATCATTACATTATTCATATTGTAAAAAGCTATTGCCTTTGGTTCTGCACTATCTGCATAAACAACTTCTCCGTCATTTATCAATTTCTGTATCATTTCAGTTTCCAGCATTTCCACATCGGTTAAATGATTATCGTAAAATTCTTCATAGATATACAAATCATTCAATTCCTCATCTATCACAACTCTTACTATTGCGTTGTAAGAATTGCTAAAACCAAAATCGAATCCAGCAAACCTATTCCATTTACCTTCAATCAACTTTTCTATCCTTCTTTGTTCCATATGATGTAAATTTCTGAATAATGTATCTCCTGCACTTCCAAATCTCCCTAATGTCTTTATTGCTCTCAAATAGTCATCTGTTTCAGTTTCCAAGTCTGCTATAAAATTGTCGGGCAAAAATTTGTTGTCTGTGTATACTGAATGATGTAAGTATATATTTTCAGAAAATACATTCCCTTTTTTCAAACTTACTTCATTCTTTATTTTCATAATCCGTTCAGCATATAGACTATTTTCGTCTTTACCAATGCTCTTTAGTACTTCTGTCAAATACTTATACGTCCATACTCCAAACTCATTAGGATTAGTTGTTAAAATCAATATATTTCTGTTTTTTATACTTCTCAATCTTGATTTAAGTTCTTTGAATGATTTATAATCAATCTCATCTGCCTCTTCTATCCAAATAGTATCTATATCTTTTATTGATTTGATTTTCTTAACATTGTCCAATCCTCTAAAAATAAATTCAGTTCCTGTTACAGTACAAGAAATTTTCATCGGCGTTGTTGTAAAATAAAAATATTTTTCCAATCCAAAACTATATATAATATCTTGAATATCCGCATAACAACTTTCTTTTAAATTCTCTCTTATCTGCCTTACAATCAAAATTTTTCTTTTTTCCTGTAATGATAAAAGCACCAATTTAACTGCTGCATTGTATGATTTACTACTTCCATAACCTCCTAACAAAAAATAAATGTGTTGGCTATCATCCAATAAAAATTCCTGAAAATGTTTATTCACTTCTCTTGTTATTTCCATCAGATCCCCACCAACTTGATTTCTATTTTATTATCTTCGTCTACATCAGTATTTAATTTGGATTTCTCGATTTCTAGTTTTTCCTTTTGAATATTCTCGTTTTCTAACTCCATTTCCAATTCTGCTTGCCGATAACTTCCAACAATCTGTCCGCCTTTGTAAATCTCTTTTTCAAATTCTTTTAAGACTTTTAGGCGTGTATTTATACGTTTCAGAGTCTCATCATCATCTAGTCCAATTTCCAGAAATTTTTCTTTTAACTTTCTTTTTTCATTTTCCAATTCCAACAATTGTTCTTTTAAATCTTTGTAATTTTCATTTGCAATCTCAGTTAAAACCGTTTTGCTTTTTTCAATCTGAATTTCTCTAATGCTTTGCCTTTTTCTATAATAAGTCCTTTTACTTATGCCATTTTTTGCCATTATTTCATCTCTAGGAATATCATTAATTATGTCTGATTTTATCTGTGTTTCCTTATCAATCACAACCGTTTTTTTTGGTTGTTTTTCGCTATTTTCGGTTGTACCTTTTTTGGTTGTGGTATTACGTTTTTTTTTAACCCATTTCTCTTTAGCACTCCACGTTTTTATAGTATTTAATTTTGTTTTGTACTTTTTAGCCAAAACGCTCATACTTGTGCCATTTTCATACTCATTCTTAATCAATAATTTTATGTTTTCATCTTTCATTTTTCCTTTACCTTTTTAGTTTTTTAGACAAAAAAAGAGCCGACTTA